ACTGCAAAACTGTTTCAGTATATAGAGATGAGTCGTGAAGAACGCGGTAAGTCATTAAAGTTATATGCTACAGTAAAGAAGTCAAAGACAAATGCAGAAAACCTAGGACAGAAATTCCTAATTATGGAAAACGAAGGCGGTAAAGTCACATGGCACGGCCTCCCACAGATTAAAGACGGGACTCTTTGATTTGTAAAGACCTAAGCAAGTCACTAAACTGCTTCACTTTAGGTGATAATATGACGACAGTAGATTGTAAAGATTTGAAAAGAGCGATAGAAACTGTAGTTTGTAAAGGTAAATGGGCCATTGGTCCATCTATTAAAACCAGTTATTTAGGAAATGAAATTATGATATGGACGGAAGGAACCAAACTTCACCTTGCTAATGCAGATAATACTACCTTTATTTGGACTAGTATTACAGCGGCAAACATTGAAGTAATAAATAATGTAGTAGTTGATGCGTCTGTTGCGATAAAGTATATGCGTAATAGTGGCTCAATTAAAATATCTGTAAAGGATAATAAATTCTATATGGATAAAAATACAGGGACTACATCATCTTTCCCCGTATTAACACGTCACCCAAATGCTGACACTATTCTTAGGAGTAGGAAAAACCTTAGCGGTGATATAGAAAGCGAAGACGGTATTAGTATTAGTGAACGGACAACACTCCGTTCAGTAATTAAAACCACTAGTGCGTCTTTTAGTAATGCACTTAAGATGTGCGAACAGGTTGGTAGTGGTATCTACCATCTTAATGTTAAAGATACCCACCTTATTATTTCGTCAGAAGACAATAATGAAAACTACCAAGAAAGGATAACACTATCCGAAGCGGTAAGTGAAGACGCAACAGTTGAATATACGGGACCATTCCATAGGTTTCTAAAAGGTAACTTGACTATTGCTACTAATACCCGCAACCCAATTTTGTTTAAGACAGAAGATGTTATGATACTAAGAGCACCGAGGCTGAGAACATGAATTTACTAGAATTTGTAAAACCACTACAGAATGAATTGAGACAGTTATTGAATATTGTGGGGTGTTCTTCTATGGAAGAATACATGAGACACAAAGACCTTAAGATAGAAACAACAGAAGAAAAGATAGCATTTATCCTAGGACAGATGGCTATTATTGACGCATTAATACAGCAAATGATATTAGACGAACAGACGGTTGAACTACTTGAATTGGAGGAAGAGTAACATGCAAAAGTGTAACCTGTGTAGCACACACGTAAGCGGTTCTAACTCTAGAATACAAGGAATACCAATTTGTAATCATTGTAAAACTTTAGAAAATAAACTATGTGAAATACTAGAAACTGAGGAACTAGAATCATTAGTTACATTTTCAGAACTCATAGTATACTGTGATATGCTTAGAAATGACATGGCAGCAGAAGAAAAGGATATACCTTTTAATGAATATTTAAACTTGATGAGGAATTAAAATGAAAGATACCAGAGAAGTAAGGGAAATGATGACAGAAGCGAAGCGGCTAAGAGGCGAATGGGAAGTTTGGGCTAACGAAATGCGTGAGCATAATAAGAATAACCCGGATAACCAATACCCTAGAACCGATATTGCTGAAGCAGTTAGAAACTATAATGCTTTACGCGGTGTAGTTAAATCGTTACAGTGGGTAATTGGAATGCCGGGAGTTGAAGACCCTCTATGGTAAAAGTCAAAACCTATGAATGTACTATTTGTGGTAAACCCTTAGATTGGGATGAATTAATTGATGGTGACTTTTGCACTGAATGTTTTGAAGGTGAAGAGGAATGAGTCACATTGATTATAATGCCCCTATAATGTATAGATATTATGATGTAGATTATGAATGTCTTTACATGGGAGCATATATTTCAAAGGGTAAAGTTCACCATATAGTTCTTAGAGATAAAGCAGCAAAGGACAAAGTTTACCCGACTATTAGAATATTAGAAACATACGATAGTTGGGGTAACGGTATATCTTCGCCGTTAATGAAGATACATAACTCAGGAAAGGAAGGAGAGATATATGATAATTACAGAGGTAAGAGATAAAGTTAATCTTCGATGGAGAGACGACAACAACGAACGTCTAACCGAGACGATTGACAATTTTAGACACTATTTTTATGTGGAGTCAAAGGACTTTAATAGGTTGCAGAACCTGTATACCTATAGACATTGGGGGCAAGAAAAATTATTGCGTCCAAGATATGAACAGACGACAGTTAAAAATCTTAATGGTGACCCACTAATTAAGGTCACTATTGGTTCAAGAAATGAAATGTATTGGCTTAAAGACCAAATGCACAGATGCGCTATCAGAACTTATGAAGCAGATATTTCTCTGGCCCGTAAGTATTGTGTTGATAAAATGGATTCAATACATACGTATAATTTACGTAAGTGGTATCTTGATATTGAAACAACAAGTGGTAGGGACTATAAACAAATTAATGCTATTACTGTATACGATAGTTATACCAAATTATATACAGTATACACATGGTTTCCTGATAAGGAACATCAGGATAGTTTAAAGAATGAGTGGGTAGACGAAAATATTGAGTTACATATCTTTGAAAGTGAAAAACTTATGTTGAGAGCATTCCTTAGACAATGTATTCAACAAGACCCAGATATGATTATTGGGTGGTATGTATTGGGATTCGATATTCCAGTCATTATTCAAAACATGTGCAGTAACAACATCAATGCTAGAAAGTTAAGCCCATATAATGAAGTCACAGGTGTATATACTGACCTTAGTAAAGCACCAAGAACTCAGTATACTAATACAGCACAGCCTATCAAGGGCCGTATTTCGTATTGTTTAATGACTAGATTTGAAAGATTGTGGCTTGACTCACAGCGAGGAACTTTACCATCGCTTTCACTTGAGTATTGTTCTAAAGCACTACTAGGTGAAGACGCTGGTGGTAAAGTAAAGAAGTCAAAGTTTGAAGGGGACGAATTTTTCCGTAGGGCATGGCTTGAAGATACAGATGTATTTCTTGAGTATAACTATGTTGACGTTAAACTAATGGTAGAAATGGATGAGAAGATGCGTATCAGTGAAAATGATTTAGCACTGCAAAGATTGCTAATATGTCCCTTTGAATGTGTATTTTATAACAGTCAAATGGGTGCAGCATATTTCATGAAACACGCTTCATGGAAAGCACCAACAGGTGTTAAAGGTAACAAAGAAAAGTATGAAGCGGCTTTCGTTATGGACCCTGACTTTGAAAATACATATGGTCTACATAGTAATGTAGCAGTATTTGATTTTAAATCGCTTTATCCAAGTATGATGGCCGCGAACAATATTTCTTGGGAAACCAAACAAATTAAGGGAGGCGACGATTGCCATAATATTTACTTTGGGACACCCAAGAATCTTGGCGAATTTAATAGAGAAGAGGCTCAATGTAATGTCGGCTTCAAGAAAGAACCACTCGGTCTTTTGCCTGAATGTGTTATTGGTCTAATGAAAATGCGAGACGAATACAAAAGAGAACTAAAGGCTGCTAAGTCCGATGAGGACCGCCGTATGTGGGATTCAGCACAATTGGCTACTAAGCGTGTTGTTAATGCTCTATATGGTGTATTGGCTAAAGACGGGTATGGTTGGGGCGATATGGAAATGGCCGCTGCTATTACTGCTTCTGCCCGATATGCTATGCGTAGTGCTGCGTTTGAAGCACAACGATTAGGTTACGAAGTTATTTATGGACATACAGATTCAATATTTGTGCTTGCAAAGAATCCAGAAGAATCACAAGAATTGTGTGGTAAACTAAATGCACATTTGAAAACAACAGTGTTCAATGATTTCGTAACTCTAGAGTTCGAAAAATTTGCTAAATCGTTTTTCTTGTCCAAGAAAAAGAATAGATACTGCGGATATTTATCATGGAAGGATGGGGAATATTTAGATGAGGAAAATTTCTTTATGATGGGATTTGAAGCAAAGAAAAGTAATGAAACAGCATTCGCTAAGAATGTTCAGTTAACAACGTTAAAAATGGTAGCATCAGGTAAGTTAGAAAATGAAGTTACTAAATTTAATAAAGAAAGGTATAACCTGTTAAAGTCGGGTGAAGTAGATATGTCCACTATTGCTAAGAGGTCAAGGCTACGACAAGAACTAACTGACTACAAAGTATTAGCAGGTGGTGTAGCCGGAGTCGCTGTATATAATAGCGGAACCGGAACTATTTCAGTTGGTGACAGTTATTACTTTTATCGTTGTGATAACCGAAGCGTTAAAAAGGCTAGAACCTTTATGGTCGGAGAACGAATAAGACAAGTGGACTACATCGCGTGTAAACGTATTGATGAAGTCATTAGTGACTATCCTCCAGATTGGCTATCTTTAGCCGAATCTGAGGTGGTTAAGAAAGTAACATTAATTTATGACAGTTTAGGATGGGACCTGTTGAATATTTCTGAACAGGGAACACAAACAACTATTGCTGAATGGTGGTAATATGGGAAAAACAAAAACATATAGAAAGAGTATTATGAAGGCCGTAGAAGCCTTAGAAAAAGCACGACAGGTAGTTGATGCTAGACAAGAAACTTTAGATTTACTTCTTGAACAAGAAGGAGAACTGTGGGATAAAACAGGCGAATGTCAAATATGTGGAACTGATGGCTATACAGAATGGCATCACATCATTTCACAACATAGATGTAAAGAAGAAGGACTACATCACTATATTAGGCTTAGAGGTAATGTAATAGAATTGTGCAAAACATGTCATGATTTAACTACTGCTTCTATGATTAGAAAGAAATTAGATGCTAAAGAAGTAGCAGAAGATAATGCGGGTCTAGAACCAACCGAAAAGCAGGTTAACTATATTAAAAAGTTAGGTGGGGAGGTTCCCGCAGGAATAACTCGTAGGGAGGCTAGCGCGTTAATCGACGTGTTAAAAAAAGAGAACTCGATAAAGAGAGCAAAGGAAGCAACGGAAGTAAGATTCTGAGGCTCCCACAACCAAATTATAAGAAGGAATATAGAATGAGAACAGAAAATGGAATATATACATATAGATGGAATCCGAACGATGAGGACGGACCCATACTTAAGATAACTAAGTCATCACTCGGTTCTTTTGGTTTTTGTAGATTGAACTACAAATATGGATATATTGATGATATTAAGCAAGCCACATCAGATGCTATGCTTAAAGGAACAATTATTCATGATGCTAGAGAGAAGTTTTGGGATGACTTAGACATTAAGAAGGCGCAGAAGTTAGTTGAGAATCCAATGGACGCAGTTAATTATTTTCGTGGTTTATACGGAGAAGCGAAGGATGATTCATACGAACAGATATATACTGCTATGGCGGCATATGATGTAGAAAGATTAATGGAATCTATCGAAGAAAAGGCTCTAAGTAACTATATACCTGTTGGTAATGAACTCATGTTAGATGGTAGATATACTACTGATGACGGAGTAACTGTTCACCTTCAAGGTATTATTGATAGAATGTTTTTAGAAGACGGAGGGTATTTACCCTTTGAACTAAAGACAGGTGCATGGAAGGATTCAAAGAAAACTATGATGCGGAAGGAAATGGCATTCTATAAACTATTATACGAATGTGCAGACGATGAACAAAAGAGAGAGGTAGGATTAAACCCCGATATTGATATAACACATTGGGGTTGGTTCTACCCTGCCTCAAATTATGTTTATGGGGAAAAGGCATCTAAGAGAACTACAACGGCTGTGCTAAAGTCAATTGATAAATTAATTGCACACTATAAGGCTAATGAGTTCCCCGCTGATTTCTTTATTAAAAAGTGTGTTCACTGTGGGCATTACGACCATTGTGAAGCAGTAGGTGGAGGTAATGGATATGACTTCTGGTGAAAATGTAGATAAATTAAAAATGCCTGAAAAGTATAAAGGAGAAGATATAGAACAACTTTTGATGAAATTAATTGCAGATAAGAAATGGTCAGTAAGAGATGTGTTAGACATAGAGCGTATATCCGAAGATTTGGCAATTAAATGTTTTAGTAGTGCCGATTTATTAAGTGTGTATCGTTTCTTTGATACAGAAATGCAGACCTTCATTAAAGAGAAATTTATTGAAAGTGCCTCTATTTATATTAGAAGTATGGTTAGTCAAGTATTAGATGAAGCAGAAGTAGACATTGGTGGGATTATGCGTCATGCACCGGAAACAAAAACTTCTGCTGAAGAAGTAGTTGATGAAGTAGTGGAAGAAATTGTAGAAGAAATACCAGCAATACAGTCACTAAAGGAAAGAATCCGAAAGGATGCAAAGTTATTAACAGAAGATGATATGAAAAAACAGGGGATGATTGATTGAAGTTTCCAAGAGAGATGTGGGCAGGTAGTCATATTAAAGGCGCAATAAACCCATCAAGAAAAGTAGTTGAGAATAAAGAAGAATATGAACAGTTCGTTAAAGCCTATAATGGTAAGATGAGTGTCTATACTTCTGTATATGATTACAATGACTTTACACACAATAGGGGGCTTGAACATTCAATTATTCTTGACCGCATCTTTCTTGACTTTGATGCTCATGATGGTAACTTAGATGAAGCCTATGATGCTCTTGTAAAAGTTCATAATTGGTTAGTGTCAGAAGACCTAAAACATTCTATGGCCTTTAGTGGGCGCGGGTTCTACATCTTCGTGTATGGAGAGACAGCAGGTAATATCAGACAGATAAGAGCGTTCTTTGATATATGCGTTGATGTGGCCCAATCCACTACTCTTGATGCTTCCGTAATTAATACCGCTAGGCTACGCCGTGTGTTAAACACATGGAATATGGTCGGTGCAAGGTATTGCATCCCAATTGATACCGATGATATTGCACAAGGTATTAACTGGATATTACAAGCGTCAAGTGGGCCAAGCACACAACAACCCAAATACTATGGGGGTAAATTAGTTCAATGGCCTGAAGTTAAGGAGTTCCATGCTATACCTATTGAAATAGATAGTGTGGAATCTCCGGGCGAACTACCCATTCTACCTTGTCTCAAAAATGCAGTAATGGTAGAGAATCCAAATCATAGAGCCAGAGTATTACTTGTGCAGTGGTATAATGAGATATTATCAGAGATGGCTGTATTAGAAACAGGTGGTTTTACCAGTCCTAGAAAAGTTGGAGGGCCGGCACTAAGAACAATAAAATCAAGTATATGTAAAGAAGTATCAACAATTGCTGATAATGAAAATGTTTGGATTGATTATAACGAACAAGAAACACATAAACATGTTTCGTTTATTGTAGATAAACGTTATATGGCTCCTTCGTGTAATACATTAATTAATGAAGGCTTATGCGTTGGTAAATGTTGGAGGTATGGACAATGATAGTAATAGATAGTAGAGAAGATTCAATATTAAGCGGTGCAGTAGAGAAGTTATGTGAAGAACAAAAAATCGAATACCAAAAACAATGGTTAGAAGTTGGAGATTATATTATGATGGCAGACACTAAAGTAGCAATTGAGGCTAAATCATCAGGAGATTTTTTAGCATCAATTAGAAACAAAAGGGTATTTAACCAAACATCTAATATGTTAGATAACTATGATGTGTCTGTAGTATTAATATATGGCACATTTGAAGAGGCGTTAAAATACTTAGATAGAAAGGATAATAAACAGTATAACTCAATGGTGTGGAAAAATAGATTAAAGAGAATGTTTGTTGGAGCCGTAGGTGCTCTACAAATTAAAACAAATGCTAAGGTATTGTGGGTCCCCAATGTAACAATTGCGGCTCACTGTATTTTATCAATGCATTCTCACTTAGATGGAAAATTTGAATTAAAGAAAGAATTACCAAAAAGACAAAGAACAGACGATTTAAGAGTAGACATGTTAACACAAATAAAAGGAATATCACAAAGTAAA